GATCCGAATTTTACTGGTTAAAAGCCAGTTACTTCACCTTAAAGTTTCACCCCCAAAAATTTACCAAACATAAACACATTCAGAGGGAATCGAACCCTTTAATCTAGAATGCTGACCATCAGCCACTTCCGCTAAGAAGTTGAATGTGTTTTTGTTTGGCAGGGGATACAAGAATCGAACTTGTACTACTTGAGTCAAAGTCAAGTGTGCTACCACTACACCAACCCCCAACAGAATCCTGAATTGTAAAAGAACAATGTTACTAGCACGATGGCTATAAAACAAAAAACCCTCTGGACTTTCATCTCAGAGGGTTTTGGGAAAAAGACTTGTTGTCTAATCTATTTTCCAAAACCCCCACTATCAATCTCAAACGCATTATATCCAACTGATGTGCGTGAGCATGTCCAGCCACTTAAGAGTGGTAGATGCTGCATCGGTTTGGATATTAATTTCGAGTTCATGATTGAATTATACTACACCTTTGGTTATTTGTCAAGCACTATCTGAAATAACCTTACATCTTGTAGGGTTTTCTTTCAGACAGTAATCTATTTAGTCACTATTTTAGTTCACTATTGAATTAAAGTCAACTTTTTCAACATTTATTTTACATTTTTGCAAAAAAGATAAACCATCCTCGTCTCTGTAAGAGTGGCGATAGTAAACTTTATCTATTCCTGCTCCGTGAATCAACTTAGCACAATGAATGCAAGGAGCATGAGTGCAGAATAAACTGGAGCCATTGCCTGATTCACCATCACGAGCCAATTTGATAATTGCGTTTGCTTCAGCATGAATAACCTCATCTTTTGTTACTGTTGTAATTGTGTCATCTGAATGTTGCACGATGTTCTCACATTCGTTTGTCCATCCAGCTGGCATACCATTGTATCCGATTGAGATGATACGATTATCTTTTACGACAACCGCACCAACCTGCAATCGTTTTGCACTTGACAACTGTGCGAATCTCTCCGCAGTGTCCATAAATGCATCAATCCACTTCTGTTTCATTGTACGACTGCCTGTCCAACTACTGCTCCAGGAAGTTTCATCGCTTCTTCACGACGCTTCTTGTATTCTTCGTTCTCTACAGGTAGTAGCTGGAATGTACTTGGTTGTACAGTAGATACTTTTGGTTCATCTTCCAACTCTTTAAACTTGTCTTCACGATTCTTTTTAGCACCAGCTGGCTGAGTCAATCGTTTAGCATCTTCTGTTGCAATCTTAAACTGCACATATGCACGATACACATCACCCTCTTTGAACACAGCGATGTTCTCTCGTTTGAACATACCAAGTGCTTGCTTCACACGAACCTTTGATACACGATCGATCTCTCGTTCAACAGCAGAACCAGATCCAGCAGTTTCAATTGTGGACTCACGAGTAACAGAATCAACATCGGTCTTTAGTCGTGCTGCAAGTTGAATCTTGGCATTGAGTGTTGCCTTGTCAATTGCAAACTGCATATCTTTCGATACATCAGTCGCAGTGACCACGATAAACTTCGTGTCATCTGGATCTTTTGCAAGATACCATTGAGGAATGTTATCGAGTTTGTTGGCTGGAATCTCAACTGTTTTGTTGGGGTCTGCCTTAAAGGTTGAACATCCTGATAAGGCTATCACAGATGCCATTGTACAAATCATAATATATTTCATTTCAAATTCTCCGTTTAATCACAAAATTGTGGTACACTACTCGCCTAGCATTGATAGGCAATGACGAAATCTGTCGATAAATCTCATCTCTCGTCATACTGCTTCTAAAAGTAATCTTAACTTTGGAAAATATCGCCATCAGTGTATCTTTACTTTGTGGATCATTAGACATAATGTCTGCGTTCCACCAGATACCATTTGGTAATACTAACTTCCCATCAATAAGATTGCTCTTAATTCCATCATAAGGATACATTTGATGCATCTTGTCTCCGTAAACACTGAACAAGTATACATACAATGGCTCTTTAGTAATAACATCAAACTTGTATCGTTCTCCATTGACTGCAATGTTACTGGCATTCTCAATGTCACCTGCCAGTTGTCTGCTTGGTTCAATCTCAACCTTAACTTCAACAACACATGTATCTACAAATTTACTTTTCTTCGGTTTAATCTTTTCTGTTATAACTCTCTTCAGAGTACCAGCAGATTCAACCTCAGTCTTCTTAATATATTCGCAGTCAACACCTTCTGCATTTCTTTCTCTGCAGATCTGTTGCTTCTTTACTTCAAACTCTTTCTCAGCGTATCGTTCGATCGCATCACTGACTGCAAATGCTTTTGCTAACTCACAGTCTGGTGCTTCGCCACTTCCAAACGAAACATCTGCGTAGGCATTGGCACAAAGCACCAACCATAATATAGCAAACTTCTTCACATTATGCCTTTGAATCCTCGATGATTTTATCTAATGCTGCAGCTGCATCCCAATGTTCTTCAATGAGACCTCGCCACTTAACCACTTCAACTTCGTCACCTTCCCAGCGACTCCAAGTCGTACCATCCCAATTACAATACTGTGGATGCTCGTACTGCGTAGTTGTTACTTCATAGCGACCAACTTTGTCTGGATTAGTTGCAACACCATACCAGTCTGTTCGTTCCAAGGCATTGAGTTCTTGTTCGAACTCTTCCTCTTCGTATCGTTCTAACTCTTCAATAGCATTGGTAAAGTCAAGAATGTCCTCAGGTAATTCTTCAATCGAAGAACGATCTGTCCAATCCATTTCAAAGTCTTCGTTAAAGCCATCTTCGAAACGACCTGCAAATCCCATTCCAGGTTCATGATACAATGCACGAACAGACCAACCTTCTGTCTCTAAGTGTTCATACAAAGCAATTGGAGGAGACCAAGCAGAATCAAAGTGCATGAGGATGGTGTTATCACCATCTCGTTCCCAATCCATCATGGAAACATCCCACTTACAACCCCAATTCTCACAAGACCAACCATAGTCCCACTCACCAGTAGGACTTGGTCGCAAATAGTTAAATGGTTGAGCATCTTCCTTTAAAAGTTCTTGCTCAAGACCATCAATCACTTCTTTACTATCGTGGTGCAATGTTGCACTGTTATAACACCAATTCGGCATAATTCACTCCATTCATAATGTGTTCAGTTAATATAATTATACTACAAACAGTCTTGCATGTCAAGCGTTATTTTGTTGCAGTCTTTTCTTTCCATTGAGCAATTGCAGGAATGATACCTGCATCTGATACAAGTTTCCATGTAATCTTTGGATACAGTTTCTGCAACTTCTGATCTTTAACTGCAATAAGAATTGCAGCTTCAGTAGGATGGATACCTTCCAACAGACCAATAAACAATCCTTCTCGTTTAACTGGCTTCAAATCCTGACGGATAAACACATACATTTTCTTTGCTTCAAGAAATAAGTTTGTGTCGCACATTCCAACTGGTTGATCAGCAGGTTTAAATGGTGGCTCACCTTCAGGTAATAGCATCTTGTGCGATGGCAAGAAGTTGTGAGCAAACAATACCTTTAGCAGAAATTCATTCTTGTGCTTCTCAAGTGTCTTTGGATCGTCATTGATCTCTTTAAGCATTTCGGTCACATATTGTTTCATTAAAAATCCTCTAGTTCGTCTAATAGTAAACGGCAACGATGCTCAATCAAATAATTCATGATAGTCATCTTATCACCACTCGGTTGTGTATTTATGTATGCTTTAATAATGTCTTCAGAAACATCAGGCGGAATGTGATCAAAGTCAACCAGTACACTATTGCGTTGCCAATTGCGTCGTTCTTCATCAGTTTTACACGCAATGAATCCATTGTCAAAGAACTCTTGTAGTCGCTTGGCACTCATTGGTTTCTGTCGTTCACCTTTCATGAATACATCGTCTTTGCTTAGGATGTTTGGTACTCCATCACCAGTATCACCCTTAACGATATGCTCAATCTTGTGCTCAATGATTTCTTTCTGAGTTGCAGTAATGTATTTCTTCTGCATCGGAGACCACTGCTTCACATTGTTGAACAACTGCAACTGCTTGAAGTCTTTATCAGAGGACAGAATCAATACTTTCTGTGGCTCTTCAACCAATCCTTCTTGGACTAGAAGATTCTCTTGTAAATACTTTACCATCACTGCAATGATGTCGTCTGCTTCTGCACGATCCACATGCAATACACGATATGGAAAGTGTGTGGCAAGGTCAGTACGCATCTCAGATAGAGTATCAAAGATCAACTTCCAATCCAGATCTGATTTATCTCGATTGCTCTTGCGCATACCTTTATAGAACTCAAAGTATTCCTTGCGCCAGTACTTACGACCATCGCAACAGATGACTAACTCTCCGTAATCTTTACCATACTTCTTCTTGTATGACTTGAGAGTGGACAGAGTCACATGACGAATAAGATTCTTCACCTCTGCTTCACTACCCTTCAACTCACGCTGGAAGGTTAGGATGGCTGCAAGTGCCACCTGACTATAATCAACTAATATCATATTAAAATGCTCCCAGCAAAATACATTCTTCATTGACACGACCATTCGGTACAGTTACCGTAGTGGTTAATGGTTTCATTGCACCATTCAATGGTCGCTTACCCAGTACTAATCCCTTAAAGAATACATCTGGCTTGCGCAACATCTGTGTTTTGGATTCTTTCACATCGAATCCGATAATTGTAGTACCCTTAACTGTGAGCACATCATTGATTGCTTTATAAACAGTTACCTTACGATACTTGGTGTTGTATACCCATACTTCAGACGATCCAACAATCGTCTCTGGTTTGATTGACTTAAGATTCAAGTCAGTAAATTCTTTCATGTACTTCATCTTGGCAACCACTTTACTTGGTGGTTGTGCTTTACGCTTTCGTGGGGCACGATTCGCTTTGGCAGTCTGTACTTGCTGACTGCAATCAGTAATAATACCTTCCAAGAACTCAGCAAACTTCTTTAGCTCTCGTTTTGTAAAATGCGAGTATCCTTCGGTAAGTTGGTCATCGTCACCTTGGATGGCTTCACGAATCTCTTCCAACTGTCCAACATAGAACTCTCCAATTCGCTTTGCAATTGGTGCTGCCACTTCGTTTGATAGTAGATAATTCTTTGTCGAGAAGTTAGAACTCTTCGTTTGGGTAAACTCATCTATTGCTCCATCTATTTCTGCAGCAAGGTCATGTGCTTTCTCTTCCATTCGCTGTTGAATGGAAATGACATTGGTAGGTAGTTTTTCGACTTCAATCTGTTCAACAATTTTCTTTGCATCCTCTAACAACACTTTCAATGTGTTAGTGTAGAATGGACTGACATTACTCAGTTGCTTCAAGTCAGTCTGCTCATTTGACATGAGACGACATAGTGAACCAAATGTGGTAAATTTGTAGTCGGGGAGTTTCTTGAGTTGTTTAGCAATCTTTGGTTCTTTCTTTAGAAAGAAATCAATCGCAAACATCTTCTGTTCTTTTGCACCAGTGTTGACAGAGTAGTATGTCAACGCTCGACTCAGACTGGTCGTAAAGTCCAGTTGGTCGAGTGTTGGTTCGAACTTCTTTTGTGACAACAGAATTGCATTATTCTTTGCACGACGCTTTGCAGTATTCACAGCCATAGGTTTGTAACCTCCATAATATAATATCTATTATACTACAATTCGCAATTAAAGACAAGCACTATTTTGAAGTAATTTTCTCGTATAGTTCCACGAAGTCCTCGTGGTCTGCAACTTCCTGTGCAAGATTCTGCTTATGATATGTCTTTGCAATCTTGGAAATAACTTTCTTCGGGATCTGCAATGTATCAGACTGGTCTTTAACGATCTCACGAATGAGATCTCGTTCTGCCTCAGTACGAATCATTGAGTTGCTAATCTCTTGAATAGCATCTTGCAAAGTTTTCTTCTGTTCAGGTGTTAATGCGTAGTTCATTTCTTACCTCCAAATGATACTCCATTAGTTCCACCAACCACACCACCAAGAATGACTGTAGCCATCCATGTTTCAAGTGTGACTGGAATTGCCAATGCAGGGAATAATGTATTTAAAGACCAAATTGTTGCTATTGGAAATATAACTAGCAACACCAATATTACTATTAATACGAATAAAATTTTCATAGATCAAAACTCACTTTAGTTACGGAGTCCCATCGAAAGGATCTCCATTCTTGCTTTTCTGTATCAAATACTCGGACTGCGGAACCAGAATCCTTGGTACTTGACCCTTCGTTTTTTGGATGCTTGTCTGCTGGAATTCGTCCTTCACAGAGAGTACATCGCATATCTCTAGCTGTACCATCTTTTTTGGTAAAAGTAACACACAAATCTTTGATGTTGTTGTCATGTAGAATCCCTAGAGTCCATGTTTTAAATTCCTCGAATTCTTTATCCGTTTTGAATACTGTTTGCATTATCAATTTCCTTTTTCAAATCTTCAATCATTGGACCAAAAAATGATATAAATTCTTTGGTATCATAAAATGTAGTATGCCCATGGTCTGTTAAAATCTTTCCATCTTCTTTATATGAAGTTTGCTTGATTGAAAACTCCACTAAATCCCATGGATGTGACTTAACAGTAATTACCCTGCGCAAACCTTCCCGAACTAATTCATACTCATAG